ATCGGGGATCCCTAACCATAGTCCAACCCAGTCCCCTACCAAGGTACACTGGGGCGGACCTCCCGAATCTTATGCCCTCCACGTAAGACACTGGCTCCTCGAGTGTCATCTCAAACCCACTGGCCTCCAGAACCAAGTCGTGAAAAGTGCTGATAACAGACTGGGCGTCGACACGCTCAAAGAAAACTAGCGCATTATCCCCATCAACCAAAATGTCAAAGCTGATGGAGTAGGTCTTCAACACACCAACACACACCGCGAGCATGATGAGCGTGTTGCCCATGCCCGTGTTGAAGTCCCCACTAGCTCTCCCACCCCGTCTGCTAAACTTCACACCACCGGCACTAACACCGGTGAAAACTTGGTGACTGAGCACGTCTGCCAACTCGGCGCAACCCGAGTAAGCAGCTTTATAAATAGAGTGCTCCTGGTGCAAGTGGTTCTCGGTGACATGAGCCTCGAAGGCCTTGCCATCAACCTCAAACACAACGCAGTCACGAAACGCCCTGAATTTTTTCAAAATCAGGTTCGCACGCCTCCTCGGACTGAGGCCTTTACCCACAACCCTGGAATTCGAACCGCCGAAGAGCCTCCTAGCCGTGAGATAACCCCACAACCAGTGTTCGAATGGCTTGAGCCAAGAAGCCAACAAAAGATTGAACCGCGGTGATCTCGGGAAAATCATCCTAGGTTTCGCATCCTTCGGTGGTGAGATCTTCTCAGCCTTCAGAAAAGCCTTGAGAAGCCAGTCAGCTCTCACGAGCTGACTGCTCTCCATAAGCGACTTCTCCGCCTCGACGTAACGGCGACGTAAAGCTCCCTTATAAGACAACGCCGTCTCCAGGAGGCCCCAACGCGTGCCCCTGTACCTCCTAGCTATGTTCCTTAGCGACTTACAAGCCCAGGACATCAGCAGAGAGCACAGGGTCAGGCCCGCGTGGGAGAGGGGCCAGAGATCGCCAGGCCAACGCAGCGATCTCGTTGTGTGTGCAATTTGCATGGACAGCTGGGCACCAAGTCCCCGGCAACCCAGTCCTCCATGCAACCCACATTTGCCGCCGTACCTCGGTGTCACAGACACACTCGCCTTTAACCTCCAGGGAGGCGTCCTCTGCGAGAACGAGGTCAATGTCGCCAACACACTGACCATAAAGGGCGAGCGGTCGTACCTAGCCCCACCAAGGTACAAGGGGTTCCTCTTCCATTTCAGCGCGAGCTCTCAACTCGGCGTCGCTGATGATCCAAGCCCACCTGGTTGTAAACGACACCGCAACCAGGGCGCTGGGCTGATCAAGCCCAGCCCTCTTAGCCCACTCCACGGCACGAGACCGCAGAGCAAGCAAAAGAGTGGCCTCGCGTCTGCGCAAAAACGCGTAGGAAGAGAGTGAGGCAAGGAGGTCAGGAAACACAGTTTCCAGCGAGCCATCGCGCAGCTCGCAGACGAAATAAGGCACTTTCTCACGGTGCCCCGAAT